TAGCATCAATTATCTTTTCAGCATCAGCATATTTCCATAAAGCTATATAAACTTCCTGAACTATATCTTCAGCATAATCATCTACTTTATAAAGGTTAGCTATTTTCACCCATTCTTTGTGGTGTTGTGCAACCTGTTCTAACCATTTATTATCAGATGATTTCATATTAATACATTTTAATTGTTATTTTACCTGTGTTTGTTTCAGGTGCATCTTTGATTTTTATTTTTATATCTACTTCTGTCAATTCTGTATCTAATTTCAGCAATGAATAAAAGGCTTTTTGTATTTCAGTCCAATTAGCTTCGCTTTCCATTTCATTTAACTCATATAAATATACTAATTTTTCATTTAAATCTTTGAAATAACTTATTAACATTGAATTGTCGCTATTTAAAACTAACATTCTCGTTGCAGATGTTTGTAATTGTTCTAAATGGTTTTTTATTGTTGTTTTCATAATTATATTTTTTTACCACAAGTTATACAATGATTAATTTCAAAATCTAAAAAAAAGTGTTCTTGTCTTAATTTATAATATCTTTCAATATCAAAAAATTTATTTGAAATTATTTTTAAATCTAATTCAGGATTATTTTTTTGAATTAGTTTCATTTTTCTTTCTATTGATTTAAGTTTTTCTTTTAGTGTCATAATTAAAATATGTCTTTTAATGGGTCGTAAAATGCTCCTTCAACTTGTGGCAATCCAAAATTATTTACTTTAAAACTAAAGTTTTCAAATGGTGCGTTTCTTGAGCGTTTACAACTTACGGTTACTAATCCTTTATTTACTGTGTTTAATTCCAATTGTATTTGTGTTTCTGTTTTCTTTTCTAAAAATGAACCTAAATGCCCTGTTGGTTTATCTGTTCCAAAGTTAGAATGTATAACTGTTACTATATGGCAATTTAATTCCTTTGACCATTTCATTAACTTCTGGACAACTGCATTACTTTCTTCTATATTATTTACATCAGAACATAAATCAGCAATACCATCAATAATAACCAATCCAATATCTGTTGCTTCAAGTTTATCATAAAGGTAATATTCTATAAATTCAACTCTTTCTTTAAAACTTAATTGTCGCAATGCTAATGTATGGTATTTATCTGTTTTTATACCAGTCATATCAATTGGACGTTTAAACACCACTGAAGCGTGAAAATTTGATTGTTCAGTATCAAAATGTATTAGGTGCTTATTGTCTCTATTTGCTTTTAAATCGCCTCCAAATTGCTCTAATTCATCTGCTAAATATATTGCTGATAATAATGAAACAAAAAATGTTTTTTTACTTTTAGGAGGAGCTTGTACAAAGCTGAAATTACCATAAGTTCCTATTGGTGTAGGATATTCTATTTTACCATCTTTTGTTTCGTAACTTTTAACACCAAATGAAATTGCTGGTTTTGGATGTGTTATCTTTTCTAATGGATTAATGAAACATTCTGCTTCAAAAACTTCCATTAATAATCTCTTTTCGTCTTTGTTTAATTCCATTTGTTTGTTTGTTATATTCCACAGAATCCAGAATCACATTCATTAAAATCATCATCAAAAAAACTTGCTTGTGTTCCAAATTTTAATATTTGATTAAATGAAACATCTGATAAAAATCTGTTTCCTGTTATTTGTTCTTGTTTGTCAAACCATTTTACTTTATCTATGTCTTTACTTGCCATATGTGAAATCATTAATGGTTGCCTATTAACACATCCTACGCAATTATTTCTGTATGCAAATCTAACATTTTTATCATTCCAATAATTATAAATTACATCTTTTTGAATATTATTTGCAATTAATGGAAATGTAACTTTTCTATATGGTACTAAACCCCATTTGTTTCGAGTTTTTCTTTTACCAATTATTGTATTAAAAAATTCTATTCCATTTTCATCAGCACGTTTTAAAACTGTTTCTGCTCTTGAAATTTCATTTGGTCTAAATCCTATTCTCATTTCTATTGGCAACTCTGTATTTTCTTGTAACCAATTAAAAATAGGTTTTAACTTCATTTCTACTGTACAATATCTTGTCATTTTGTTAGGTAAGTAACCATAATTTTGTTTAATTACTTCTTCAAATGATTTACCTGTTACCCAAGTTATTTCCTGTCCTATAAATTGTTCTAAATCTAAAATAGTATAGATTATTTCATCCATTTCAGCAGTTCCTATAAATTCAATTCCTAACTTATCTGAAACTATTTGTCTTGTCTTTTCATCTTTACCTTTCATCCATAAATTATCTTTATCATCAATACGTACTAATGAAAATATATTTATATCTGCTGGATAATGTTTTGCTAAATAAGATGATGTTTTACCACCTGATATGCTATTTACTGTTTTCATTTGTTTGTTTGTTAAAAAAAGGGAACTTTTACATTCCCTTTTGAGTATAATTTTAGGTAGACTAATCCCTAAATTAATAATTAATTAGAAAGGTAAATCTGAAGCTATTTCTTCTTTAGTTGCTTCTGCTTTTTTATCAGCAACTGATATAGTTCCATTTGTCCAGATTACATTTCCATTTCCTAAATACGTTTTAGGCTTCTTTGCTTCTCTTTCTTCTTTTGTTTGACTATCTGTTAAAGAAACATTTTGTCCCCATTGGTTAGATTCGTCATTTACTCCAACTGTAAAGTTGTAATAAACTGCACCATCTTTTCCAGATACAAATTTTTCTTTTGGTAATTTGTCAACTCTTAAACTTACATTAATTAATGCACTCATAATTTATTTATTTAATTTGCTTACCTTTTTTTACTGTTGTCAGCTATTCAGTTTTATTTATTTTTTAATTGATATATTTTTATGTTTAATCAATTCAGTATCTACTACTTTTAAAATATCTTTTATAAATTCTTTTACAAACCAGTTATTTTTAATATTTTCCCAACCATAAGTTTTTTCCAATTCTCTTAATACTTTTGTAACTGTTATATTCATACTATTTAACTTTTAATAATTCGTCTTTTACAACTTTAGTCATTTTATACTTGCCTTCAATAGTTGCAATATTACCACCATTTTTTAAATATTCAATAGCTTTATTAAATTCTGGTGTATTCTTATTTAACCATTTTAATTCATCAACAGGTGCATTCTTTTCGTGCTTATTTGAAGCGTCTGCATCTTGTGTATCGTCAATTAATAATAAATTACCTAAAGCATACTTTTTAGCATAAGAACTTGCTGAACCAAACTTTTGTGGCATTTGCATACCTTTTTGTTCTAAATCAACACCAACTATTGCTGAAGCAGTTATTGTGTCTAAATCATCGTTTATTGAAGCCGTAGACTCTAACATTGGAAATTGTAAAAATTCTGTATGGACTATTGATTCTGTAATTGTAAAATTCACTTTGTACTTTTCATTAAATGGTTTTAATGCTTCTAATATATCTTCAGCACTTCTAAAGTTATATTTACCAAATGAATTGAATTTTGACTTTGATGCTTTAAATTCTTTTTGAATTAAAGATAATTTTTGATTTAATGTTAATTCCATTTTAATTTGTTTTTAAGTTATAAAGTTCTTGTTTAATTATTGTCTTGTATTCTCTTGGACAATTTTCATCAGCTAATTCAAAACAGTATGTTTCTAATGTTTGAAGATGATTTTCTAATTTGCAAATTCTATCTTGCATTGCTTCTAATCTAAATCTGTTGTAATCTAATAAATCTTTCATTTGTTATTTGTTTTTTAATTGTTGTTTTAATTTTTCTAATAAATATTTCATTTTATCAACTTTTCCAAATAAATTCCAGTTAGGACCAAGTTGATTTAATTCTATTTCTAATTGTTCTATAATTTCTTTCATCTGGTCATATAATACATCATCTTAATTTCGTAATCTATAAACCCCATTCTTTTAGCATATTTTTCAGCTAATTCTTTTGATTTAAAATGTGTAGAACTAAAATCTCTTTCGTCTCTACAAATAAACCAAGCTTCTGGATAATGTTTTATTTTTGCCATTAGTAGTAAAATTCGTTTATTAAATAATCAATATTTTCTTTGCAGTCATCAACTGTCGAGCAATATCTTATTGGAGAATCGCAGTCGTTTCCATTGTAGTACTCGTAATTGTTATAAGCATTACTCTCGTAGTTGTAATCATTTTTTTGAATTATCCAGCCTTTATATTCTTCCATTTGTTAAAGTGTTAAAATTAATACTGCAGTAATAAATAATCCCCATAAAATAAATGCTAATCCGATGTCTTTTAAATTTTGTTTCATTTTGTTTATTTTAGTTGTTAATGCAGTTTATAGTATGCTGCTCCACTTTAATTTATTACCAAGAACCATCATAGAATGTTCCCCAAGTATTAGAATCATTAAAAATTAAATCTTCTTCAGCTTTTTCTGCTTCAAAAATATTATCATAAATAGCCTCTCCTGATTTAGAATGTCCATTCCAATTTTTCAACATACTACTTAAATTGCTTATTTCTTTTGAAGGATTATAAACATTAGAAGATAATTTAAACCAATCCTGTTTTAGCAACCAATCTTGGTAATATTTAGGAGTATTACTAAATTTTTCTCCTTTAAATTTTCCGAATTTTAAAATAGTTTCCATAATTTTTGTTTTTAATTGTTAATATCTAAAGATAATAAATTATATTATACAAGACAAAAATCTTGATTAACTTACTATTGCGATTTGATTTCTACTCATCCAATTACATTTACCAAATCTTCCTTCTACAATTACTCTAAAAGTATCATCTGAACCATCATATTGAGAGATGTATCCTATGTCACCCTTACGATTCATACTATTAGTTGCATCTAATATTACAACTTTAACTCCTACTTCTAATTTTTTACTGTTTGTATTTGACATAATATTGTTTGTTTTTAATTATTTGACAAATATATAACTGTTTTTGATATAAAAGTGTTAATGAAATGTTAAAGTTTTAAAATAAAAAAAGGGACACTAATTAAAGCATCCCTTTTCTAACAAACAATATATAAACAGAGAACTACAAAGATTCTAATTTAGAATTATAGTATTCAATCATTTCAATCAAATTTGATTCTGTAAATTTAACTATTTTTTTAGATTCTATCATTAAATCTTCAGCAAAGTTATCACCATATTGTAAACATAATCTTTTTCCAAATTCAAATTGCATACCTTGCTGGCAGATATTGCAAGAATAACATTGTACTTGCACATTAAATTCATTCCATCTTGTTGAATAATGTCTCCTTGAAGCAAAATGACCTGCCTGTAGCTTCTTATAATTATTTTTAACACCACAAGTATAACATTCAGATATTTCATCAATAGCATACCTTGTACGTATGTATATAGAAAAAACTTTATCTAATTTTTCAACTAAAGATTTACGTGTTGGTTTCTTCATATACAAATGTAATTATACATTATTAACAATCTTGTTTAAAAGTTTTAAATTTTTGTGTCTTTTTTAATTATACCTTCGTGGAGTCGAAATTAATATATATGAAAGTAAAATTTAAAATAAAAAACGAAAAAGATAGATTAAGAGAATTTATAAAAGAATTTAAAAATATTGAACATTTAAATAATTATAGAAATACTTTAATTAAAACAAATTGCTTTATTTTTAAAGAAATTTATCTACCTTGACCTTTGTATTTTTTCTGATAATTTTTAGAAGATTTTAATTTAGAAGATTTTGTTTTTGAATGTACACCTGGTCTTGAAATATTAGTTTCTATACGGGTAGAAACCACCGTCTGTTTTGCCATACTAAATAAATTATAATTATAATTAAAATATATCCTATTGGATTAGAAGTTTTCTCTATATTTTTAACTTTTGTATTTTCTTTAACATTTGTAGTTTGTTGTTTATCTTCTATTTTAGACACTTTTATATCTTGTTTGTGTAAACTATTGTCTTTTGTATTTATGTGTCTTAAAACAACATTTCTGTAGCTTATACCGTTTACTACAATATCTTTACAAGTATCTAATGGAGTAATAATAAATTCATTAGTAATAATATCATTTTTAGTTTCTATTTTTATATCTTCTTTCGTCTCTATTTTAGTGTAAATTTGGGACAAAGAATCTTTTTTAACTTCTTCTATCACTACTTTTCTTGTTGAACAAGATGATAACATAGTAATTGAAATAGTAGCTAATGTAACTGCTAACCAAAATGTAATAACTCCTTTATATCGTGAAATAATTGTTTGCTTCAATTTTTCGTCTTTTAGTTAAACCTGCTAGTTTTTTAGTGCCTACTTTATCCCATTTTAAAAATTCATCTTTTATCGTATGGTCTAATCTATTATTATTTACTTTCTTTAATAATGTGCTTCTCATAAAATTTGCAACACCTACATTGTAAGCAAATGAAACTAAAGAGTTAAATTGATTTTGTGTTAAAGGTTGTGTAACTATTTTACTAACTCTTTTAGCAAAATTATCTGCAATGTCTTTAAACATATCAAATGCTTCAGCTTTAGTTATTGACTTATCTACCATAGTTACTTTTTTACCATCTTTGTAAAAAGTGTTACCATATCCAATTGTAGCTAATTTAGCAGGACATAAATAAGGTTTAGCACTAAATCCTTCAAACTCACAAATTAACATATAGCCTTTATTGTCCAGTTTCATCTTTTACTTTTTTATTAAATGATTCGTAAATTTTAACACCTGTATATATAATTGATAATATCAAAAGAGTTAATTTTAATATATTCTCTACGTTAGTAAACGTAATAACTAATGCTAACGAATTAAGCATATATAATTTAATTGATTCCATTAACCTTTAATTTTTGCAACTATATCAGTAAATCCTTGAATGCTTACATAAGCAGTAGCTATTATAACCCAATCTTGAGATGTTAAATCTCCAGCGAATAATGCACAACAAGCTATTACAAAAACCATTAATTTTCTTGATATAACTTTATTTAATATTTTATCTAAATTATTCATATATTACATATTGAATGTAATCAGGAATTGAATCTTCTGAAACTTCAAATGTATTTGGAATTTCTGTTAATATTGGATGTGTTTCTAATTCTCCTTCATAATTTTCTGTAATCACAATAGTATATGAATTAGTACCTACTGAATTAATTTGTCTTATATGTTTCATTATGCAAAATATGTTAATGTTAAACTAACTGTTTTAATTGAAATAGCAGTTGCACCTGCAACAATAAACTCATATCCATTATTAGCAGTATTTCTTCTTAAAAAACAACCTCTGGCAGCAGTAGCTATTGCGGTTGTACTTGTGTTAAAAGTTCCAGCTCCAGAACCTAATATTTCAGAAGCTAATGTAAATCCTGTGATAGTTTCTGGATTTGGTAAATCAGCAGGTAAAGGAAGTGTAACTTGTGCATTACTTCCACCAGTATTATAACTTAAATTTATTCTAATTGTAACCATATTACCAATTTGTAACCATCTGTAAGTATTAGCTAAAATTGTTTGAGGTGCTGTTCCTGACCAAGTTGGTGATGCACTATATGTTTGTTCTCCTATGCTTTTATAAATTTGCTCTGTTGGTACTGCACTTGCATTTGTATTATTTGCTAAAATAGTATAAGCAGATTGAGCTCCACCACTAATTGTTAAATCTCCACTTCCTAACAAACTATTTCCGTTTACAGATTTGATATTTACAGTTGATTGTAATGTGGCTTGTTTACCTGATAAATCAGTTGTTAGATTTGTAACTTTAGATTGTGAAAGCGTAGGTATATCTGATTCAATTAATGTAGTTCCAGCAGTTACTAATCCTTTTGCATCATAAGTTATTTTAGTATTTGTTGCTCCTGTAATAGCAGTGTTAGTAGATACTTTACCATTTAATTGATTTTGTATAGCACTTGTAACTCCTTTTACATAACTTAATTCGGTTAGACTTGGATATGTTGCGATAGGTAAACTAACTACATTCTTTGAAGCGTCAAAAGAAGCTATTGTATTTGCAGTTTGTAATTCAATATTTAAAGTTCCATTAGCTACTGATAAATTATTTTGTGATAGTCCAGGACCATTACCAATAGTTATCGTTTTACCATTGTCTGAAGTGATATATGGATAGCCAAAATATTCAAAAAATTGTGTATTTGTTCCAACTCTTACTCCGTTTGTAAAATATTTAACTCCTGTAATATTTTCTTCTCCTGTTAAATGTACTACATTTGCATCATTTGCAGGTGTATATCCTAATACAGTTGCTATTGATTTATTTTTCCAAAGTTGAGTAGATGTTTCGTAAAATAAACCTTGATTGTTTAATGGATTATTTATATAAACATTATGTAATTCATCGAGTTCCCAACCATTCATTACTTTTACGTAAATCTTACCATTAATAGCGTGAGCATATTCAACGTAGCCAATAATAATTATATGACCTGTTGCTCCTGTTGGTTTAATATTAGTTAATCTACCTGCTACAGTTGGACTTAAATATAATACATCTCCATCCACCCAAGTTTCACTTTGTAAACTACCCGTAGTGTTGATATTTTCAATTTGACCCATTGTAATAATAAAGCCTTCTTGATTTGTAGCAATAGTTTCAGTAACTAATCCTATTGTATCTGCTGAATTATTATCATTATTACCTTGTGCTAATTCAACTGCTAATCTTTGACCTTGAGCGCCACTTATTCTTACCGCTTGATATGCTGCTTTTGTTAGCGTAGTATTTGGAGTTACCTTATTCACAATTCTTGCTACTAAATCAACACCGTTTTTAAGAACAACAGTACCGCCTTTTAAAGTAGTTTCTGAACTTCCTAAAGCATCATTCCATCTTGTTGTTGCTACTGCTGCAGTCCCTGTTGGAGTTGTATCTAAAGTAACTTGTCCTGCTTTTATTTCAAACTCACCTAAATTAACATTTGTAGTTGCTCCTGTATATGGAACTGAATTTGCTATTTTTGTTTTTTCAGCAGGAGTTATTAATCCAGCATTTGTACCATCAGCTAAAGGTATAGTTGCACTTGTTCCGGTACTACTTGTTACAGTGCCATTTGTTGGGCTTGGTATATATGCTAAATCAGTAGCACCGCCACCGCCGCCACCTGTAACTTTATTTATATTTACAGTAGTTAAATTTGGATTAACAGTAATTTCAACTGTTTCTACCGTTTCGTAAACATTAATATCTATTATATCGTTTGCCATTATCTAGTTACATCATTAGTTATTGAAAAGTTTCCACTTATGTATGTTTTAACAGTACCATCTGCTTTTATAAGTTCAATATCATAAATATAATTATAAGCATCAATATTTATTATTTGCCTGTTAATTTTAAATAAACCAGTAGTAGCATTTGTAATTGTTATACCTGCACTTGCAACTGAAGTTAAAGAAAGAAATATTACACCTCCATATTCTTTTCTTAATTGCATCCTTAACGTGCAACCTGTTAAGTTTAATGCAACAGAATTAACAAGCATCTGAAAGTTTACTAATTCAAATGTATCTCCTTTTATATGTGTAAAATCTAAAGCCATTATTTGTCTTTATTTAGTTTATTTAAAAATACCTCTAACTTTTTTACGTTAGTTTCTTTTGGCTTGTATGTTTCTTTTATATTCATTTTTTTTGATAATGTAATAAACCATTTTTTACTGCGTGTAAATGATTTTCGTAATTTGTAACCCATTCCAAATTTTCAAGTTTATTATCTGTTTTTATACAATTAATATGATTAACTTGTTTTTTGTTTTCTATATTTTCTATAAAAGATTTTGCAACTAATTGATGTACTAAATGATTTTTTTTAATTCCATCAATATTTAATGTACATCTACAATATCCCTTTGGAGTTATCCAAAAAGGAATTAATTTTCCTTTATAAGTATAAAAAGTTTTTTTTGTTGAAATAATAGGATTTGTCCTTTCTATTTCCCTTGTAATACTTCTTACTCTACCTAAATTACTTACTTCATAATAGCCATTGTATCCACTTATTGGCTTCCAAATTTCTGTTTGCATACGCTTTTTTATTTATGTTAAATTATTAATGTTAATAGAATTGCTAAATTTAAAACCCATCCTGTAAAATTTGCGTCTTTATCTGGATAAACATCTGCGTTTGAATTTAGATAGTATTCAGGGAATAAAGTTTGATTAAAACTCATATAATCTATAAACCTATTTGTATAACTTTGTGCAACATCTCTTTCTTTTTCAATTAAAAAATCTATTTCAGATTTTTCAACTGTAGAACTGTTTTCAGAATTATGTTTGAATACTCCTTTATTTGATACTTTATAAGCTGCGTAAGGCAAAAACTCTACCATTGCCCAATGTATTACCATTGGCTTAATATATTTGCTTAAAAGCGTTGTATATGGAGCAGCTAAATTACCTGCTACAATACCATCATTAATTTTGTCGTATAGTTTAGTTCCTAAATAGTTTTGTATGTGTAATTGTTGTGCTTGATAAATATATTGTGTATATATATCAGGGTCTAAATTACCATTTAAATTAGTAAATTTAACTATATCATTTGTTGAAATAAAAAGTCCTTGTGCCATATCTTAATTAGTTTGTATATCCCATTTTATCCCAATACTCTTGTGTATATCCTTTTGTAGGCATATCACTTGGCTTCATAGAAACTTCTTTTTCATTACGTATTCTATATCCATATTTTTCAGCTATTGCATTACTTAATGGTTTTGCTTTTGGACTTGTTGGGTCAATTTTTACACCATCTAAATTAGCATAAGTTCTACGTAGCCATTTATGCTCACATCTTGCTCCGCCTTTATATAACCAAATAGAATATGTATCAGCACCTTTAACACCAAATCCAGCATTTACAACTTGACCACCCATAGAAATAATATCTTCTTTTCTATAAACTTTATCAGCATTTACCATTTTATTGCAAAATTCTCTTTGTCCTGATAAATTTCCACTATAAACATATCTTGTAATGAAATTTACACCATCAATAACTTTATCTTGTTCTGATTTAATATTTGGTCTTGCAACTCCTGTAGTTACAAATTGCCACATTTTAGATAATGTACTTTCTTTTTTAGAATTTATAGTTTCTATTTCTAAATCTAATTCATCTTCAGTATCATAATCAACTTCTGTTTCGTCAATTATCAACCATTCTTCACCTAATGTTTCTCCTTTTTCAATTAGTAAATCAGCAATAGAATCACTTGATAAATTATGCGAACACATTTTAACACCTGTTTCTTCTTCCATTGTTTCAGCATCCATTCCTGATACATCAATAAATTCTAAAGGTTGTATTGTTTTGAAATATAACTTTAATGATATATTGTTAATAGCTAAAATAACGTCTAATGCTTCAATTATTTCTAATTGATATGGTTTTATTACTATATTGTCAAATAATAGCGTAGCAGTCTTTATTTCGTCTGCATTGTTACCTAAACCACCATCTCCTGTTCTAATTCCTAATAACATTGGAGAAGTAACTCTATGTCCTACAATTAATTTTTCAAAACATTCTTTACTTAAATATTCGTAATGTGCAGGAGCATCATTTAATGGTAAATCTTCAACAGTTGTTTTTGATTCAGCATTAGCATTAAAAGCTACAATTACTTTTTCTCCTCTTGCTCCTGTTAGTTTTCCAAGTACTTCACGTTTCAATTTATCCCTCATTTCTTCTGTAGGAATACCATTATTGAAATTGATTACTTTAGTTCCACTAAAACCGTTTTGACAATCATTAATTTGATAGTCTGCTATGTTTTCTTCTAATAAAGCATAAGGTAAAGCACCAGAATAATCTATAGGACTATAATAATCAAATCCACTTACATAAGGTTTAATAACATATATTTCAACTTCATTTCCATTACCGAATCCAAATGCAGGTATTTTTTTAATTTGTTCAGTTGGTTTTTTATTTTTCCAATCGTTATGATAATACCAAGCTTCAATTTGTCCTTTATCATTACATTTTTCTGCTCTTAATGTTTGCATTGGAAAGTGTAAAACTTGTTTTACTTGTTTCTTTTCCATTACAACTTGCATTGCAGCCATTCCTAAAAGTTTTCTTTCTAAAGCAATTTTCTTTAAATCAGAATCTTTTATAATAGACTTCATTTGTGCATATTCATTAGGCTTTTTATTAGAATCTAAAGCATCTAATCCTTTGCCATAAATCATATTAGCAACACCTGTTATAATAGCACCATTTGTAGCAGAATACAAATATCTATCAATCAAATATTGAAAGTAATTATTATCACTTCCATATTCAATAAAATCATTCTTTTTATTTTCTTGTATTACAGGACTTGTATAAGCACTTAAATTTACTATTGATATATTACTCA